CATTTCCCTAATGAGGGACCTGGTTGTCTTCGCATTTGTTTGGGTCAGCTTGTAAAGCTACAAGCTACAAGTCCAGTGACTGGACCTGCTGACCCCTACTACATAGCTTCCCCCTCGGCGAATCGAACGTGAAAAGGTGTCAAAGACACCCCCAGCTTCATCACTCGAGATGGATGGTTTTTTCAACCACGTGGCATAACGCAGTGCGTCATCGCGCTCAGCTTTCTTTGGGTAAATGAACCTAAGAAAGTTGAATCGATGAACACCATGTTTGTTAACATATACCGGCGAAGCCGATACGTGATAACATGCGAACAACCGGCGAATATCGCCGTTGTCCAGTATACCACTATCCTCTGGGAAGTCGGACGGAACGACCTTGACAGGTCGTCCGTGCTGGTCCAAAAGGTCAAGCAGATAGAAGAGCGCGGATCGCCCGTACAAGTAATCTCTTTCCCCAAAGTACGAAATGTACTTTGGTAAGATCTTATTTATACAGGTATAAACCCACGCTTCCATGCTGCTCAACCTAGTAGACACAGCTCCTTTAAAATAAAAGGGCCGAACATCGTATCCGTGAAGGTAGTCACCCCCACAGGATTCTCTAAAGCCACAATCTTCTGGTTTATAAAAGGATTTCTCCTTGTTGACCAGAAAACCGACGCTCTCACACACCTCAATAAATCGAGGAGCGCTAGATGTCGGGAGTATACAGTCATCCCCAAAGACAGAGACCCTCTTAAAATCTTCCCATTCCGGGAAGAGAGAGTTGGTCCCTTGTTCTTCAAGGAGGACTGCATGCCCCAAGGCAAAAAAGACGATAGTTTCAAGCGGAAAAGTAACCGCATTACCCATAGTACTGATGATGTCCAATTCAATATCTTCCCCATTCAAGGAGATAGACGGCGAACGACACATATCAATAGCTGCGAACCATGCAGGCGGCAAAAGCCACTGCATGAACTCATAGCTCACACAATCTGAAGCAGAGGAGAAGTCGACAGTCGCATTAAGCGACGTTAAACTCGATTCTCGTGCTAAGATCTTGTGTGTCTCTGGTAAACTTTCGACATCCAAACCAATAATACGCATCCGATCATACATAAGAAGCATCAGGCCTTGCTGAAAGAACATATTCAGTGTTGGCTCGATAGCAATCATGCGATCGATGGTATCATCCTTTGGTACTGTAGTAGCTCTAGACCCTTTGACAATATTATACCTCTCCCTAACGGGCGATGCTGGTTGATTATTAATGCGATCAACAGCTGCTTCCAATCTTGGATCAAAAGCAAGGTACATATTAAAAAAGGGAACAACCCGTTCGGTACATGACAAGGGATAAGTAAACTTCGATTCAATCGAAGTGTCCCTATACGGTACACCGATACTAGAACCTTTTGAGTTCCGGCATGCGGTAAACCATTCGTCAGTATCGAAAGGGGTTAACAACTGTCTTACGACAGCCCGAGCTCTTAGCAGGACGCTTCGAGAAGGGCACATACTTGATAAGACACGATCATCACCGCTTGGTAATTCAAGTCTATCACTAGACTTAAAGCGGCGCATATGATCGTGAACACTGCGAAATTTTTCGAATGTTTTTTCTTGTCTTTCATGGTTAACTCCTAATCCAGGATCCGCATATTTCTTCAAACACGCGGGTTTCTGGACCTTATTGTAGTATTCGAGAACACTACGATGGGTTGTTTGATAATCATCCTTGTACACTGTAAATGGATGGTTATCGAGGTCTAGAGTAACAGACTTTGCAAGCTTAGTTGAAGCTGTGGCAAAGTCAAAGAGCAGGGTTTTACCCTTCTTTCTATTTTTCATAGGAATTCTCCTGTTGTGAAAATACTTTCCGACTAACAATTAATAAGAACAGAAAACACGGGGCCGAGGCCCCGCATCTTAGTTCTTACACAACTGATTGGTTGTTCCAGAATTCGGTAAAATCCGAATCTGACAATACCTGCAGGGCAAGTTGGCGCAATGCCAGCTTTTCCAGCTCTGTCGTTTCAACGTCTGTCGACACCTCAATACGAACTGTATTGACCGTGACGGAACCATTGTCAAGAGACAAGGGAACCTTCAAGGTAAGGGCTGAACGCGATTGCGTATAGCCATTAGGTTTATCCGGGTTGGTCGTTGCTTGAACAGTCTTACATACTATTTCACGTCGTGTTCGGATATCCGAATCATCTTGTGCGTATAGTACGTTACCGTTTTCGCGAGGACCGAGGGTTGCAAAAGTTAATGCAGTCCCACCGGAGAAAGTTTCTGTAGCGCCCTGTTGGACGCTGGCGTTGTTTAAAGACATATACGTCTCCATTGTTATACTGAAGCTCAGTGTCTCTCTCTCACGTTTACGTGAACTAGAGCCACAATGTCAGCAATTTTTGTGAAGCTGTCTACTAACTTAACCCAAGTGGGCGTCGGTATAGTATCAGCAATGGAAGGTGTCCACGGCGTCCTGCTGTAAGAAAAGGCTTCGGTTGATTTCCGAGTGCCTGACAGCCGGCGTGTCTGTACTCCCCCAGAAAAGGGTTGTACAAAAACACCGTCGGTGTGGTAAGTACTGGCGACAGAAGTTGTCGTCCGTACCCACGCCGCGTGGATGTGCACATCTGGGTCCCACAGGTTCGTGATTGCACGAAGAGCCTGGGATATATTAAAAACGCGGTCTACCATAAACGAGTAGGGCACAATTGCCCAAACAGTTACAGGTATGTCTTTGTTTCTAAGCCCATATTTGAACCGAAAGCCACTAAGAGGATTGGATACAGAGTATAAAACCCCTGCACCCACCTTAATAGAACTTTCGTGTGTACGGTTGGCTCGAAGATTTCGAGACCCCCCGTACGGCACGGTCTGACTCGAAGAGTCAGACCATTGCTCAAACCCACGTGATGTTAACCTCTCAGGACGAGATTTAAGTTTTTCATTTGCTGCCTCCATAAGATCCGCAATGGATCGAACGAGGGGAGAAATGGCAAACCTGTATTCCAGCCAAAGCTGAGAGGTTTCACGCGCGACAGTTGATGCTTTCTTCCCCCGGGACAATCGTTTAAAACGACGAATACGTTTATCAAAAGACGTATTAAGCTCTTTCAAGAGCTTTCCCCGTGAGATAAGGTGTCTTACAGTGGTGCGTATCTCTGCAAGATCCTCAGCGAACGAGTAAGGGGTACTATCTATATTAGATAGCGCCTTAAGCTTCGCCATGGCACCGAGGTCCAGACCGTTTGACGGATCTGGGGCAAAACTAGGACCAGGTAACCACTTACCGACGGCATTATCGTACATAGGACCGGTAGCGTTAATAACGCCAACCTCTCCATTATCGTACTTAACGTCGTAAGCATAGTTACCACCTGGAACAGGATTGTCACTAGCTGTAATCGTAGCGGCATTATTAATAATATCACCACGACGAATACGCGAATGAAAGTTGGGCGTCAACACATCGGAAATAGCCTTTCGGCTCCTCGAGTATGTGAACGTCCCTTCTGTCCCGGAGAATGCATTGCCATCTCTGCCCACGGCATCGAATGAAACAGTGCTTGACTCCGGAGTATCGTTATCTTGACGATATCTATTCATAGTGAACCTCTAGTTAAAACTGCCGGCACATCGGGATGATGTGTGACATGGCGGTCAAAAAGACCGATCAATGGTTTTAAGCCAACGATCAAAAGACC